CTTTCCAGAATGTGTAATTGGAAAAGTAGCCATTTTTAATTACTCACTTCTTGTATAGTTACTTCTTCTTCGCCTATTTGTTGGGTTGTTGTAGACCCAACACGGTCAGGAATTTTTCCTTTGCTTCCTGCTGCTTGTGTTAAAAGCCTACGCTCTGCATCGTTCCAAATATTTTCTTTTCTTAACTGTGTTATCATTGCTGATCTTAAAGCGTATCTGTCATTTTCTGAAACATTATTTTGTAACATTTGTGTTTCTAATTGAGCCAACCTACGTTTAGCGTTGTTTGCGTGTGTCATCATTTTAGCAATTAACATATTTCCTTGTTTTGTATTTCCTACGTTTATGCTTCCATCTCTAAACAAGTCCATTTCTTTTTCAGAAATTGCACCTTTTGTTAATTGGATAGCGTTTTGCACAAATTGTAATCCTAACGTCCTAAACCCTTCTACGCTTGCTAGTTTATTTTTGTCTACATCCATGCCTAATGCGAGGCCCACGCTTCTTACTTTTGCACCAAATTCTGACCCAAAACCTGTTGTAGCCCCCCTATCATACAAACTAAGAACTTGATTAATTTGCATATCTGAATTGTCTAGTGTTTCTATTGTTCCTCGTTTTTTTACTATTTCATCCATGTTAGATTTAGCTTCTACTGAATTTGCTCGTCTTGATCGTGCTTGAACTAAATTAAAAATATCTTCTGGTTTTTCAGCAGCCTTTAAGAGAGATTTGTAATCTGTAGATTTTGTAACAGTAGGTTGTGATTGATCCTGCTTTAAAAACTGTTGAAAATTGGGCAAAGACTTTAAATATTTCGGATATGCTCTATCGCTTGGATTACTTTCTGCATAAAGTCTTCTTTCATTTTTTAAACTTTCTAAATCTGTTTTATAATCTTGTTCTTTTTTAAATTTTGTTATTGCTGTTTTTCTTGCTTCCTCTGCATCCTGGCGTTTTACTGTCCTAGACAAGGCTTCTTTTTGCATATCTGGAAAAGGAGCGTTTCGATATATGTTTTCTACTTGTTGATTTCGACTTACATCAGACGCAACATTAGGACTCATTAAAATAGAAGCAACTTGATTTTCAATGCCTTTTCTTATTCCTTCATCCTCTTCAAATTTTTCTCGTGCGTCACTTTCCATTTTTGACGCAAAAAACTCTTGTCCTAGTCCACTTAATGCTTGCGCTAAGTTTTGCGGGCCTGTCGGTATTTGTTTCCTGATGCTTCGTGCGCCAAGAGATGCAGGGTTTTTACGAAAATTTGCAAATCGTGTGCTATAATCTGTTAATGCCATAATATTTTCCTATATTCCGTACCGTATTCCAGCCCTGCCTAGCCCCGCTAATGCGCCTATGCCTGCGTTTTGCTGTCCTATTTGTTGAGCATAATTGTCTGCTGCAACGCCACTTTGTAGCTGTTGCGCTCCTAATATATTTGGCGCTGCTACATTAACGCCAGCCATCGGCTGTTGTTGCGGAACATTAACGGCTGGTGATCCTTGCAGTATTGCAGCCAATTCGTTCATAGGTTGCGCTCTAAGCGTCATACGATCTTGTATAGCTTGTTGCCTACCTAGATTGGCTAGTTGCAAGTCTCCACCTAATTCAGAGGCCTGTTGTTGCCGTGCCTGCATTTGGTTTGCAAATAAATTGTTAAATGCCTGTCTTCCTTCGCCAATAGCACCATATGCTGCTTGTGTTCGTGCATCATTTTTTCGCTGGTTAAAACGGTCAAACTCTCGTGCATAAGCGTCTGATCCCATCGTAATGCCCCGATTAGCTAAATCATTGCTTAGTGAAGATTCTTCGTCAGCAAACTGTGTTCCTAATCGATTCCATACATTGTTAAAAGCTGCGTCTTCTGCCGATTGTCGTGCAGCATCAAAGTCGGTTGCCCCAGGAATAGCAGCAAGACCACTACGGTCTATATTTTGTTGGAAATCTTGTATACCCCCGTAATTTAATGCTCCTTGGTCAATTTGACCCAATCGTGCGTTTGCAAGGTTGCCCATGCCTAGACCAAGAGCCTCTTGCTGATTTGATATTGCTTGCTGGTTAGGTGAAAGCGTTTGATCTATGCGGTAACGGTCATCACCCTGATCCGTAAATGTTACAGAACCAAAAGGAGTATAAGTGTCTGCACGATTAAGCCTTGCCGTAGTTCGTGCGACATCCTCATTCGCTGCGCTTTGTGCTGCTGCTATTTGACCAGCATTTGGTGCAGGTGGTGGCGTTGGACTGCTAAACATATTTTTAATAAAGCTCATTGTACCTGTTTCCTTAATACTACCGCTACTCTTTCATAATCTGGCAAAACCCGTTCCCAGCCAACTCTACCAATTATATCTATATATGTGTATCCTCCTTGTAAGGCATACTCGCATATTTCTTCTTCTATGTCTTGTAGTTCATCTAAGTCGCCTCCCGCTACGCCTATTCGTAACGTGTCGCCATAAGATGCAACAATTGCAGCAGAGTTTTCGCGTGAAAAAAAAGAAAACACGCCATCTCGCAATCCTTGTTCGGCTTCTTCTTTTGTTATTTCATCGCCTATACTTGCAGCCACGTTTAATTTAGGCCAAGCCTGATCAAAACTTAACATCATAAACCTGTTCCTACTTGCCAAATAAAGTCTGTTGAGTGCCATTTTACATTTTGCGCTGTTGTAGACGTTTTAACTCGTAGTGCCGCTGCATAGCCAATACCGTTAACAGACCGCCACACTTGCACTACATTTCCACCTTCAATAGGCCAAAACTCTTCATCCCATGCTGCTTCGTCCCATGTTGCACCTAACACGGGCGCAGCTTCTGGCGTGTAAAAATCTACACCTTGTGCAAAATCAAGATCAAATCCTATGGAAACACTTAACGATAAATTTGATTCCATAACAGGCCGTATCATTGTAAATTGTTTTTGCGTACCTCTTTGTCCAAAGTAATTAAAAGCTGTTTTTCCAATGCCCTCAATTGCTGCTGTGTTATCGTTTGTTCCTGTATCGGCCTTAAATACTACTCCAGATGAGCCTCCAAAATACAATTCTCCGTTAAAAACTACCCAACAGTGTGCATTTTGCCCTGTAAATCTTGCCCACGATCCTGTTGTTAAATTAACAACATACTGATGAAATATAGAACTGCCTTGTGGAATATTAAACAATCCATAGCGTCCTCGTGGATACAACAAGACTTGCCAACCAAATGTGCTAAAATTTGCGTCAGACGCTTCTTTAAACGCTCCTGCTATTTTATCTGATATTGCTGTTGTTGGTGCGGATTGTCCTGATTGCAAGACTTGTGACAAAGGCACTGCGCCAGCATCCGTAATAACAATTAAATCAGCGCCTACTTTTTCAAAACATCTGCGTCCTATTGGCCTTCCTATTTTAAACACACCAACAAGTGACCATTTTGTTGCATCACTTGGGTCAGTTCCTGAATATACAGCTACTTCGCCATTAGAGGTTATAAACACGGCTAGATCGTCTGCTCCTGACCCTCCATCTCGTGTCCATGTTCCTATAGCTGTAAGTACGCCCCCAAGTCTAAAAACGCTAGACAGATCAAACTCTGCCATAGTTCCAGCTACTGCATTAACGCCTAAATAACCAAATACCATTGAGTTATTAAAACAAGTAAACAGTCGTGTTTTGTGTACTACAACATTTGCTATATCTGTTGTCGTAACTCCAGAAATAGAAGGCGTTGCCCAAGCAGAACCGTTATAATGTCGTGGTGCATCTGCCCCATTGCAAATCCATAAAAAGTTGCCACCCGATGTTGATATGTTTGTCCATTGGAATCGTGCATTAGACAGACTTTCAACACCAGCATCGCCAACAGCACCGCTTGCTGTTACTTCATAAATGTTTGCTCCAGAAGCAGCCCACATTTTAGCAGAACCGCCAGCATCAAACGTCATTAAAGTTTCAACATCGCTGCCTAAACCTGTTGCGTGTGAAGCAAACCCTTTCCGCAAAGCAACTTCCGTATCTGCTGGAAAAAAGTTATCAAGAACAAGCGCATCTGTTTCAGCCATTAATGACTGCGAATCACGCACATTCCAGCCGCCTATAGGTGAAGGATATGATCCTTTTTCTGCCATTACACGCCAAATCCTACTTCTGGTACGTTTGCGGGCCAGCCTTCGTACACACCGCCCGTCATGTTAATAATGCCTTTTGCGCCATCTTGCGTTAGCATATCTCGTACTGCTTGTTGGTATTCGGCTTGTTGGTCTGCATACGGCAACCCTTTACTTTTTAAGAATCGCCACACTACACCCATTGTTACAAGCTCTTCATCAAAAACAACGGTGTTTGCATCATTATTAAATGTTGATCCGTCAGCAACTGCTACAGTTGCGCCTGTTCCTAAATCTACCCAATTTTTAGAGTAATACTCAAAAAATACCGATTGGCTTCCTGTCATTTGCGGGTGAACATTTAGCTTGCCTGTCCGTATCCGAAAATAACTTCGTATACCAGACGCTGTTGAAGCCTTCAGTCTTTGCCACTGTGTGTCTGTAATTGGGCCAAATATTTTAAATTTTGTTGTTCTGTTGTACAATGTGTCGTTAGAAAACCGTCCAAAATCCGAAGCTATTGTTGTTAACAGCCCTTGGCTTTCTGCTGCGGAAGACGTAAATGATCCTTCTTTTTTTAGGATTTCCCAAGGTTTTTTTGCTAATGTTTTGCATTCACGGTTAGCAGAACGCAATAATTGCAATACAGAAGGATCGCTGTTGTTTATAACCGTAGCAGGTTGCGGTATACCGATTTCATCAGCCGCATCTTCGCAAATAGTTAAAAGTGTCATGAGTCTATAATCCTATCTAGTGCTTTTTGTTTTTTACTGCTCAACATAGATTGCGCTTCTTTTCGTATTGTCATGCCACCCATGCCAACAGCAAGCGGTAGTGCGCCATCTGGTGTTTCTGCTAACTCTTCTGCGGTTCGTATCCCATTGCTTTCTAATTTTTTTGCAAGTTGTGGCCCTATACCTTTAACATCTGTTAATGGCATTCCTTCAACTACAACTTCTTCTGCCTTTTTATATCCATCCCAATCGGACTTAAATCTTTGTTTGTCTTGTTCTGTTACTTTACGCACAACTGTAGACGGATCGCCAATAATGGAAATTTCTACATAATCAATTTTATTTTCGTTATAAAAACTTGCTCTGACATTGCTCACGGCTGGATGTCCTTATTTGTTAAAAAGATAGAATGAGGGAGAGCCGAAACCCTCCCTCACAATATTTAGAACATAAATCGACAAGCAACTTCCTTGTCAGAAATATCTCCTGCTACGGCACATACGTTTGATGTAACATCTGCGTTAACGTCCAGAGTGCTATCAGCAGACCCTGTTGGGGTAAGCGGATCGCCATCTGCACCTGCTGTTAAAGCAGTTGTTAATGTTGCTGGGCCAGTAAGTTGAATCCAGCAATATTGTCCATCGGTTGGGGCAGACTGAAGAACGCCAGCACCAATTTCGACTGAATCGGACAAATCAGCAGACACTTGATTGTTTTTATAGCCATCAAGTGTGTAGTAGGTCGCAACATTACCAGCTACAGCAGCTACGCTGCCTGCGCCAGTGTCATATTGAACCCACTTATAAACGATGTTGCTGCCGTCATTCATGGCCAATTGGCCTAGTTTGAAGTCGCAAGTATCGCTTACTGCGGTGTTGTCTATACCAAGTTGATACATAAAAACCTCCTATTATGCTAAGATAATACCTTGGAGACTGCGGTTTGATGTGGTCATATTTCCTGCCCACACAACTGGCATCACCATTGCATCTTGGTTTACGGATGCTTTTTCACCCAACGGAACAAACTCACGGCCTTTTGCAGGACGCAAGAATAGATAGTCAGTGTTAAGCATATACATTTTAGTGGCTGTACATTGGTCATCATAAAACACAGGAGCCGACATAAACATTAAGTTCATGAAACCAGCCTGGGCTGTATCGTCTGAAGTGAACCTCTGATTGTCTTGCAAAGAACTCCAGTAGAAGTTGAAGTACGTTGTACCAGCCGTAACTACGTCAGGCTTGTCTGCTCCACGAATACACTGAAGC